GGAAACTTTCAAAAGTGTGATGCGATATCGGTTGTTAATGGACAAGCAGCATACACACTAAACGTTGGTGGTTCAGCAGTAACCCCTGAGAATGCTAATCATATGTTAGTATCTCTTAATGGTGTACTACAAGCACCAGGTGATTCTTTTACAGTATCAGGGTCTACACTTACTTTTGCTAGTAACTTAGCAACAGGTGATGTTATAGATTTTGTAATTATTTTAGGTGATGTATTAGATTTAGGAACACCTTCAGACAATAGTATATCAACTGCAAAATTAGTTGCAAACTCAGTAACAGCTGCTAAATTAAATACTGATATTATTTCAGGTCAAACAGCATTAGGTGAAACTCCTGCAGACACTGATGAGCTTCTTGTAAGCGATGCTGGAACAATTAAAAGAGTAGATTTTAGTCATCTTAAATCTGACCCTGGATTTAAATTAATTTCAAGACAACAAGTTTCGGCAGCAAGTTCTGTTGATTTTAATCAAGTAATGACAACAGATCACTATCAATACATTTTTTTCTTAGAGGGGGTTCAACCAACAGCTAGTGCAAATTTATTATTACAATTTCAAACCTCAGATGAAAGTTCAGGGGCTTATGATACAGGGTCAAATTATAATCATACAGCTATGAGAAATAATGATGGAAATTCTGTTGCACAAACTGGACAAACCGCTTTACAATTATCAAGAGATGGTGCTGGTCATAGTTCTTCTAACAGACTTTATAGTGGTCAAATTAATATTGCTAATGCCTCATCAACAACAGATCATAAAATGGTTTATCATTTTGGTGGTGGTAGACAACAAGATGGAACTTTTAGCGGTCAATTAATGTTTGGAACTTACGAAGATACAGCAAGATTAACAGGTGCAAAATTTACATTTAGTAGTGGTAATTTTGCAGCAAAAGGTTTTATTTCATTATACGGATTAGCAACAAGTTAGGAGTAAGATGTGGCAATATCTAAAGCAAACTTTAATAGCTTCAACGTTACTCCCACAGCGAGTAAGTTTATAACATTTAACTCTAGTAACAATGGACTAGCTGCGGATGATGTTGGGGGTAGCTTAAATTTATTATCAACTGTAACCATATCAAGTGGAACTTCTTCTGTAGATTTCACAAGCGGTATTGACTCTACATATAAAGAATACAGATTTAGCTACATTAATGTTCACGGGCCAAATGAAGGTTTACAAGTAGGATTTAGAGATGGTGGATCTAATTTTGATGCAGTTAAAACTACGACATTTTTTAAAGCATCTCACGCTGAAAATGATAGTGACACTGATCTTAGTTATAGAGTTAATGCTGACATAGCACAAGGCACAGGTCTTCAATCTTTAGGTAGCACACCTGGAACAGATAATGATCAAAGCATAACGGGATATTTACATTTATTTGATCCTAGTAATACAACATTTGTAAAAAATTTTGTAAGCGAGTGCACTACAAATGCTGATGCAGGCACTCTTCAACATACTTTTGTAGCTGGATATTGTAATACTACAACAGCTATTGATGGTGTTCAATTTAAATTTAATAGTAATATAGATTCAGGAATTTTTAAAATGTATGGAGTTACTTAATGGCATTAACTAAATTTAATTTTAATAGTTTTGATGTAACCACAGTTGCAAGCACAGGGTTAGCTTTTAATTCTAATGCTAATGGATTTGATACAGCAACACCAGGTGCTATGACATTAATTGCAACTAACACTATATCTTCAGGAGTATCCTCTTCAAGTTTTACTTCAGGTATTGATAGCACATATAATACTTACTTATTTAAATTTATTAATATACACCCAGCTAGTGATAACGTGTATTTTCAAATAAATTTTAGTGTTGATGGTGGGAGTAATTATAACGTTACGAAAACAACAACATATATGAATGTTTTTCATTATGAAAGTGGTTCATCAACAGAGTTTGCATATAAAAACGCAAGAGATTTAGCACAATCTACTAATGATGCACCTATAATGTGGGGAGTTGCAAATGATAATGATGGTTCTAGTTCAGGGACATTATATTTGTTTAACCCATCTTCTACAACTTTTGTAAAACATTTTATTTCTAGAATTCAAGGTATGGTAAATGAGCCTGTATCACAAGATAGTTATGTTGCTGGTTATGGAAATACAACATCGGCTATAAATGCTGTAAGGTTTAATATGTCATCAGGTAATATAGACAGTGGTGTAATTAAAATGTATGGATTAACAAAATAATGGCTCTTAATAAATTAAAATTTAATAGTTTAAATGTTACACCTGCTGCTGGTGAGGCTATAAGATTTAATTCAAGTGCCAATGGTTTAGAGACAGCAAGTGCTGGGGGTAGTTTAGTTAAGATAGCTGCCACAACTGCCAGTTCAAGTTCATCTGTTTCTTTTACATCAGGTATAGATAGCACCTATAAAGAATATATTTTTACATTTAATAATATTCATCCAGCGTCTGACGGACAACAGTTTTTTTTTAATATGTCGGCAGATGGCGGAAGTAATTTTAACGTTACTAAAACTACAACTTATTATTATATTCAACACGCTGAAGCTGGTGGATCAGAGGCATTTGCCTATGACGATGGTTCTGATGTTGCACAATCAACAGGGTATGCTAGAATTGCAGAGGCCATAGGAGGTGATAATGATCAATCCACATCAGGATATTTACATTTATTTGAACCAAGTAGTACAACTTTTAGTAAACATTATATTACTGCATTTAATTGTGTAAATGCTAGTGATCAAATTATAACAACTCACTCGGGTGGATATGGTAATACCACAAGTGCGATCAATGCAGTCGATTTTAAAGTAAATTCAGGTAACATAGAATCAGGAACCATAACAATGTACGGAGTTTTATAATGGCTCTTAATTTTTGTAACAATAATTCTTTATCAGCTATAACTTCGATACCTGCAGCTATTAGTGGTGGTTCTTTAAATTTAATATCTACACAGACAGCTAGTAGTAGTGCAACAATATCTTTTACAAGTGGCATAGATTCTACTTATAAAGAATATGTTTTTAAGTTTATAAATATTCACCCAGCAACAGACGAAGCACACTTAACTTTTCAAGGATCAACTGATGGTGGGTCAAGTTATGGAGTTAATATAACTTCAAGTTATACTTTAGCATATCACGCAGAAGATGACAGTGAAGCAACTTTAACTTATCAAACAGCATCTGATTTAGCACAAAGCACATCTTTTCAAAGGTTGTTACACGGAATTGGAAATCAAAATGATGAGAGTGCTGCTGGAACTCTACACTTATTTGACCCATCAAATACAACTTTTGTAAAACATTTTATTGCATCAGCATCATCATATAATGCTGGTAGTTATGAATATAATACTTACCCAGCAGGTTATTTTAATACAACATCAGCAATAGATGCTATTCAATTTAAAATGAGTTCAGGCAACATAGACTCAGGAGTTATAAAATTATATGGCGTTAGTTAAATATAATAATAGATCGATAATAAATGTAACTGCTTTAGATAGTATAGCAAGTGGTGATATGAATTTAATTACTACTCAAACGGCTAGCTCTAGTTCATCATTAGATTTTACTTCAGGTATTAATAGCACTTACAATACTTATATTTTTAAGTTTATTAATATTCATCCAGCTTCAAATAATACTGAATTAACTTTTAATATGTCGGTTGATGGTGGTTCAAATTATAATGTAACTAAAACTACAAGTTTTTTTCAAGCTGAACACGATGAAGCAGATTCAACAACAAGTTTAGCTTATAAAACTGGTGATGATATAGCACAAGGTACAGGATTTCAAAATCTTTGTGATACCATTGGTAATGATAATGACGCTAGTGGAAACGGGTTTTTGCATCTTTTTGATCCAAGCAATACAACATTTGTAAAACATTTTATATCAACAGTAAATGGAATGTATAATAGTAATTATATTACTAATTGCTTTGCGGCAGGTTATGCAAATACGACTAGTGCTGTTAATGCAGTTCAATTTAAAATGGCATCAGGAAACATAGATAGCGGAGTAATTAAAATGTATGGATTAAGTAAATCATAATGAGTATAGTAACTTTAAATAACAGAGCATTAAAAGATGCAACAGCAGTAGGTAGTATAACAGGTCTTGGTGATTTAGTTTTTATATCAAGATCAACAGCTAGTTCATCATCAAGTGTAAATATTACATCAGGTATTGATAGCACTTACAAAGAATATATATTTATGTTTAATAATATACACGGCTCTGCAGCATCAGATTTTCAAATAAATTTTAGTATAGATGGTGGTAGTAATTACAATGTTACAAAAACTACGACTGCCATATCAGCGTATCACGGAGAGAACGATAGTACACCTGACGTTTATTATATTACTTCTCACGATCTAGCACAAAGCACGGGTGCAAAAAAAATTATGGGAACAATATATAATGATAATGATAATAGTGGTTCAGGTTATCTACATCTTTTCGATCCTAGCAATACTACTTTTGTTAAGCATTTTATTTCATCAACTCAAAGAACGGATAATGCAACAAGTAATAATTTTTACACTGCTGGATATGGGAATACCACGAGTGCTATTAATGCAGTTCAATTTACTATGGCTTCAGGAAACATAGATTCAGGAACGATAGATTTATATGGGGTAAAATAGGCTTTTACAACTATATGAAATAGTATATAAACAAAAAACAAGGAGAACAAATATGCCTAGATTTAAGATGGTTAACGGTGAGCGTATTCAGCTTACAGCTGCAGAAGAAGCAGCAAGAGACGCTGAAGAGCAAGCGTGGGCGGATGGTGCTTTAGCAAGAGCACAAGCTGCTTTAAGAACTAAAAGAAATCAACTTTTAGCAGAGACTGACTATTACGCATTATCTGATGTGACAATGTCGGATGATATGAGAGACTACAGACAGTC